CGCAGTAGCTGAGGAGTCCGCTTGCAACCCCCATCTTGCCGGCCGTGCTCGCGCCGCAGCTCGCCGTACTGCTCGCCACAAACCCGGCCTCAGTCGAGTCGGTCGCGAAGGTGCGGTCGGCCGAGATATCGCCGCCGCCCGAGAGCCCCGCGCCGGCAGTGAGCGAGCGCGACTGCAGCGCGACGGCGGTGCCGCCCTGCTTCAGCGTCCCCGTGCTGACATCGAACGAACTCGAACTCAGCGTGACAACGGGATCGGTCCCCGACAAGTCGTAGGTGATCGTGCGCGAGCTATTGGCGCCGTTGAACACGGTCAGGTTGTTCACCTGTGTCGAGGGCGACCACGTGAGCGTATAGGTGCCGCCAGCGCCGCCGTCCGCGCCCGCAATGCCTGCGCCGGGTGTGAACACGCGCTCGTTGGTCAGCGTGCCGTCGGTGGCAAGCGTGAGGTATTGCGAGGAGGTCGGTGCGCCGCCACCGCCGCCGCCGAGCGCATTGCAGGCGCCGCCGATGCTGATTTCGTTGGCTGAGGTGACACATGCCAGGTCGTTCGCGGTCCATGCGGTTGGCTGCTGCACGAAGGTAGGCTTGCCGCCGGGCAGCCGCTCGACCAGCGTCGTTTGCGCAAGCGCCGATCCGCCCACGAGCCATAGGAGAATCACACACCAGCGCATCTATGCCTCCGGCACCACGTGCTGAATACTGTGCGCCGCCGCGTACACACTGCCGCCGGTAAACGCCGCCGTACCGATGGCCACAATCGGCGTCGCGGAGCCCATCGAGATCGGGAAACTCAGGACCGCGCCGGCCATCGTGTCGGTGGTGAACGTCCCGGTCGACGTACTGATCGCTGTGCCGATCGGGGTGATGGTTCCGCCGCCGTGATTGAGCGCGAGTTTCCAATTCGTCACGCCGGCGACGGTCGCGGTTTTCCGGCCCGTGATCGCCGTAATCATTCCGACGGGCGCAGTGCCGATGGTCACCGTCGAGGACCCAGAGAGCGCGACGGGTACCGTGCCCGACACCGCGATCTTCGTGCCGAGCTCCAGTTTACCGCTTGCGCGCACCGTGAAGTCGCCTGGCGTGATCCGGTCGGGATGAATGCCGTAGGCGGCGTTGCGCTTCCACGGCGACGGCCGCAGCGTAATGCGGGTGAGTTCCTCGAGTTGGACGGCATCGAATCGGAAGGTTTCCGCACTGGTGCTCCCGGTCATCTGCAGGGCGACGATGATCCGCGATGTGTTCGGCGGCGCGGTGATCACGGCATAATATCGTTGATAGCCAAGTCCGTTCACGTCACCTGGATTGACTTTGATTTGCGGATACTGCGTGACCTCCGAAGGCTCCCACCGGATCGCGAAACGCCAGGCGTCCGGCCGGCTCACATATACGGACAGAATATAGTTCGCGCCCGACCGCACGCTGATAGCATTCAGCGTATTGCTGCTATCCTCGGTTGAGATATATGGCGGGTGGTCCGGGGCATCGGTTGCCGTGATGAACTCCAGGTATGCGCCGCCCTTGCACAGCTGCTCGGTAGCCGTGCGCAGTCCAGTAACGTGCGCGCCGAGAAAGAGCGTCCAGTCGGGCAGCACGTCCTCGTCGGTGTTATTCCATGTCGATTTCGTCAGGCCGGCAGTCCAATCGGCGTTGCGGATCAAATTCGCGTCATTCCCCGGCTGCGTGCCGCGCTCGTCGGGGTTGATGTCGCCGGCGGGCTGATTCACCGACGCGACGATGGTGGCGAGGTTGGTCTCGAAGATGTCGTCGTTGTAGCCGACGAGCGTGAGCGTGAAGCTCGTCAGCGTGCGCTGGCGGGCGGTGATGCGCATATCGGTGGTGATGCGGACCGTCGGCGAGATCTGGAAATCCACGGTGACGAGTTGCCCGAGCGCCAGGCGCCGCGCCTCGTTGCCCATCTCAATGACGACCTTGAAGTCTTCGCGCTGCAGCCGCTTACCGATGTAGTAGAGCATCCGCGCGGCCGCGCTGTGATCGTTGATCCACGGCGTGGTGATGACCTTCTCGGCGCCGACGCCGAGCACGGTCATAGTCGCGGTGTAGTTGTAGTCGGTGGTCAAAAGCGGCTTGGTGCCACGGTCTACCCAGCCCTTGCCGTAGCGGAGCTTCAGCACCGACACCGCGTCGGACAGCGGCGTGGTGGTGACCGATACGATGCGCCGCACATTGTTTGGCGAGGGGTTCGTGCCGCTGTCAGGGCCGTAGCTGAGGGTGACTGTCGACGCGGCGGGAATCGCGTCAGCGGTCGCGTGCCAGCTGTCGTCGTCGGCGTCTTTCCAGATGCGGATGCCGCGCATTTGTGCAAGTTCGTTGATGACGTCGATCGCGCGCCGCTGCTGCTGATCGCCGCCGAGCACGCCGGAGACCGCCGAGCCCATGCCGGTGACCGAGACGGCAACGGCGGTGGTGAAGAACGAGGTAGCGTCAGCGCTGGCGTTCAGTCCGAGGTCGGGGTCGGTGAGGAGCCAGTAGATCGCGGTTAGCGGGTTGCCGTAGGTGGGCTCATTGACACGACAGACGATCGCGGAGTCTACCGACGCCGGCATGCGCATCGTCGTGAGGAACGTCGTGCCACCGGTGCCGACGTACTTGTAGCGATTGCGGTCCACCGTGTAGTCGCCGGCAAGATAGACGGTCCCAATCGGCGTCCCGAGAATAGGGTCGGTCAGGGTGACGGTTCCGCCGCCGGCGGTGCCGAAGTTGGTGCTCGCAATATCCGAAAAGACCGTTCCCCCGGCATAGATCCGCCGGACCGGCATCCCGATGTCGTAGAGAACACCGAGCCCGAAGCTGTTCACCGTAAACGAGTTGGTCGAACGGTAGGTCGGCGTACCGACACACGTGCCCCATAGCGTGAGCAACTCAAGGCCGGGGGAATTCGGATCGGTGTTGCCCCACGCGCGTTCCAATGTACAGGCGGTGCCATGATTGACGATGAGATTTTGCGCCGTCACGACCGTCCCGCTCTGCCCGATGTACGGCGGCATCATGTGCCCGCCGACCCCGAACGCCTTCGGAATCGGCGCTCCGACATCGTGGCGGACGGTGGTGCCGTCGATGTCATCCAGTATGCCGCTACTGATCGCGGCCGGCTCGATCACCTGTCGCGGTATGAGTGTATCCAGTACCGACTCGTCCATCGAGCTGCAGGTAAACACCGCCTCGTTGTTGGAGATGTTGACGTCCGCGACGACGCCAGTGAATTCGGTAGTGAGTGCGTGGCTCACGCGGTCATAGTAGCGAATCTTGATCGGCACCTGGCGGTATTCGGTCAGTACCGAGAACGTGTCGTCGTCGTTGCGGAAGGTGATCACCGTATTGGACGGGATCATCACGCCGGCGCCGCCGTCGGGTAGCTCATCAAGCAGCGTGATATCGCCACCGATGCGCTTTACGTAGGCGCCGCCCAGTATATCGGTATCCTTCTCCGTGTAGAGATCGGTCGTCGCTCCAGTGACCGCGCCGCCATTGATGTCGACCACAAACGCCGGCTCAGCCTTGTCGGCGTAGCGCGGCGGAACGATGATCGGATGCGTGGCCGTGGTCGAGCTATTGACCGGCGTCAACACGTCCAGCGGCACAACATAATTCATTTCCGGGTTGGAGTTGCCCCGGAGCGGCCAGTAGGCGAGAAGCCCCGCCGGGCACACCTGATCGGCCGCGACGCCGGCGGCGATGTCCTGCAGCTGATCGTCAGAGAGTGCGGTCTGCCAGATCGCCATCTCGGCGTAGGTGCCGTTGGTGTAGGCGCCAGACCAGTTGTGCGCGATGTCGAATTCCGCGCCGACATTCGGCAGCGCGAATGTGATCGACGAGTTGATCACGGTCTTGACGCCGCTCTTCCACTTCGACCACTCCAGCCCAGCACCCAGATAGCGCCACGCGATCCACAAGCCCGATGCGGCCGAGTAGGTGACGCTCGACGAGGTGCCGGGGTTGGTGCCCGTGTAGCCGGCCGACTCGAAGACGACGACACCGGAGTCCATGCGGAGCTGCCAGTACGCGCCCACGCCCGTGCCTGCCGCGAGCACGCCACGGACGGTGTCGGTGAGATTGGCCGGCGCGAAGTAGAGCGAGATGGTGAACGGACCAGCGTTGTTCGCGAGATAGGATTTCGCGATCGTATGGCCCTGCGAGGAGGCGCTGGCGTAGGTGCGGGCCATCGCTAGATGAACTCCTCGAGCACAAGGGCCGCGACCTGTAGATAGCCGGGACCGGCAAAATCGACCCGCACCGACCCGACGCGGTGACAGAGATAGGTCTCCGCGGTCGTCGTGCCGTTGTTGTAGTAGACGATCGGCGACCAGTCGCCGGCGCGCATCAGCTCGTCGATGGTCGCCTGCATCGTGCCGTCCATGGCATTGGTCGACAGCGTGATGCGGCAGCCGGGGTTGCCGAGCGCCGACGGTTCCACACCGCCGCCGATGCGCTGTCCCTCGTCGGACGCCTGCAGATACTCGCGCCCATACGGGAAGCCCATGTTCGTGCCCCAGACGCGGGCGGTACCCATCAACGCGACGGCACCCACTTCCCACACGGTGCCGCCGTATTGCGTCACCGTGCCGTTGGGACGGATACGCGCGTAGCGGTAGCCCACCGACTCGAACGTGCTGCCGATTAGGTTGTGAAAGAGCTTGCGCCGCCCGTCGAGTGTGTCCTGATTCACGGCCACCGTCGCGGCGTAGGACGGCGAGGTCCAGACGTTGGTCGCGTTGCCCTGGATGACAACGGTGGCGACGTTGCAGCGGTCGATCATCAGGGCCTGCAGCGCCTGCGTTGCGCCCATGTCGAGCACGATCGCCTCCGCCGTACCGGCAGCCGACGACGATTTATAGACGCGGTGCGGGCGCGTGAGGCTCGTGACGTTCGAGACAGGCCACGACGACGAGGCTGAGGTCGCGGTCACCGTGGGAATCACAAACGAGGTGGCGGTGATGTACTGGCCCATCAGCGCGTCCTCGAGAAATCCTTGATCTTCTTCTGGCGCCGCGGGTCCTTGAGCCCCGCCGTCAGGAGGTGCTGCAGTGTGCCGAACTGATCCGAGGTTTCACTTTTCCCGACGTGCACGAGCGCAATCGGCGCCTTCGGCGTGCTCAGATGCGCATCGGTGTTGCGGTTCAGTGCATCGGTGTTGCGGTCGAGCGACGTCGTATTCGAGGCGAGCGCCGTCTCCTGTGAGATGCCGAACTTTTGGAAGTCGTCGGAGGTGCTATCGAGAATTGCGAGCCCGAACTGGATCAGCTGCTGCTGCTGCGCGGAGCCAGCCGCATAGTTCCCCGACTGGTCGATGAACTGCGAGCCGATCTGGCCGCGGCGCTGCAGAAGCGGTTCGAGAAGGATGGCCTCTTGTGGCGTGATGCCACCGGCTTCCAGCGCAGAGATCTGCGTATCGATCCCACCGAGTTCGTTGCGCAGGCTCTGTTGCTGCTGTGCCGGCGTCAGCTGGCCGAAGCGCGTATCCTTGGCTTTCTGCTGCAGCGTATCGGCATCACTAAACAGCGCCGTCGGTGTAACCGACGCGTTCTGCTGGATCTGATCAAACGCGGCCAGCGCCGCGTTCAGCACCGGCATGGCTGCGCCAACGACGTTGCCGATCAGCTGCGGAATCTTGCTCACATCGCCGCCGGTGACCGCCGCCGCGACCTGGTTGGTGAGCGCCTTCCACGCGTCGGTGTCCTTCACGGCATCGAACACCCCGGAGATAATCGCGGTGCTCATCCCGTCCGAGACCGCCTGCGAGAGCGAGTCACGCAGTGCACTGGTCGCATCGTTGTTCGCCTTGATGATGTCGGAGACCGAGCCGCCGGTTGCGATGAGCGCATTGCGCTTGTCGATTGCGGCCGAGGCGTTAGTGAACCCGGTTTTCAGGCCCTGCTCTTCGGCGTCCTGGAGCTGGCCGAAGATGTCCTTCGCGCGATTCAGATCGTCAGTGAACTGCGCGAGGTCGATACCGCCCTTTTCGGTGAAGTCCTTCATCGCGATTGCAGCGATGTCGATGCCGGCAGGCAGATTATCCGAGAACAGATCAGCGAGCCCCGCGACCGACGCAGTGAATTCCTTGATGTCTTCACGGTCCGACGTCGACGGATTGTCGCGAAACTTGCCCTTGAGATAGCGGCGCTGCAGTTCGTTAAGCCCGGAATCGAGCGTCACCTTGTTTTTGTCCGCGACGGCCAACAGCTCCGACCGCGCCTGATGCTCGCTCACCCCGCTCAGCAGGAGATCGTTGGTGAGCACGTTGGCGTACGACGGGGCTTGTGCCGGACCACGCGCCAGCACGGCGCCGAGGCCCAGCGCCGCACCGTAGCGCAGCTGGTCAACGCCAGGATTGGCCGCGGCGCCAGCTTGGATGCCCGGCAGCAGACGCTGCGCCGCAATGGGAACGCGCGAGATGGTCTGTCCCGTGATGTCGAAGAACCCGAGGTCGCGGAAGTGGGCAAGATCTTCCGGGGTCGGCGCGGCTTCGATGAACTGCGTACGCACACCGGTTTGGCCGCCGATATTGACATCACGCTGACGTGGAAACGACGACGGGAGCGACTTCGTGAGACCGATCTTCAGCTGTGTCCCCTTGGATGGCACATCGAAGATACCCGCGGCCTCGAGCAGCCCCGCGATGATGGCGTAGAACTGGCCGACGATCGGGACGGCAACGGCCAACCCGATCGCCGCCGGCGACCAGATGCCGGACGACTCACGGAGGTTTTGCGAATTGACCTGGTTCTGCAGGCTGATGTGCTGCTTTGCCGCCAGTGTGCCGGTGACGCCAGTGATCAGATTCGTTGCGAGATACGCGGTAACGGCGCCGGCGCCGAGCCCGGCCAGACCGGCGGCCAACCCAGCTCCGGCACCAGCACCGGCGCCAACACCGGCGCTGGCTTCACCACCAGCCCCCGCCGCACCCACCCCGATGCCGCTTGCCGAGCTTTCAAACCCCGCGACGTTGCCGAAACTGTCGAGCACCGGCTGTGAGCCTAGGGCGCCCTCAATCTGTGCGGCGCTGTCGACACCCCCGCTGCTGCCACCAAGCAGGTTGCCGACAATGTTACGCAGATAGCTCGTCGCATTCGACGACGAGGATTGCGCCGCCTGGCTGGTTTGCGAGAACGCACTGGTCAGGGTGCTAACGATCGATTGTCCCGCCCGATCCGATGACAGACCGAGCAGGCCCATCGCCTCGTCCCAGATCCCGACAAGCGCATCCGCGCCCTGCTGCATGAATCCCGGCAGCGTGACGGTGAAGTTGTCCGACACTTTGGCGTCGAACTGCCCCTTGGCGAGTTCGGCTTTCGCGAGACCGCCGATGAACGACGAGGCGAGCGCGGTGCCGGTGCCTTCGATCGCGTTGCCGATCGTCTTGGCGCCGCCGCCGGCGAGGAGCCCGTCGACCGCGCGCCCGATCGAGGAGTCGAGCGTGTCGCCTAGGTTGATCGCGACTTTGTTCGCCGCTTCCAGCTCGGCGCGCCCGCGAGCGTACTGATCGGCAACCTTCGCCGCCTCGCCGCCGGTGGTGTTGAGGATGTCTTTCTGCGCGCGCAGCGAGTCTTCCTGCGCGTTGATCAGGTCGAGCTGTCCCGTGAGGCCTTTGCTCGCCGCCTCGACGACGTCGTGGTCTTCCTTCTTCGCTTCGAGCACGGCGAGCTGCGCGTCGAGCTCGCGCGACTTGGCGGCGTCGATCGCTTGGGCAAGCGCAAGCTCCTGCTGCTCGTTCTCGTTCAGGATCGTCAGGCGCTGCTGCTGCGTGGTCGCAAGCGTGTTCTCGAGCGCGACGCGGCGCTGGAAGACGTCGAGCGCCTGCTGATCGACGGTGAGCTCGGTCTGCGCATTAGTGACGAGTGCCTGCTGGGCGCCGACGAGCGACTGGTCGGTCAGGGTCGCGAGATGCCCGGCGCCGCCGTTGCCGCCACTGGGAGGCTTGTCCGGGTCGCCGAGCAGCTTGCGCAGCTGCTCGTTGTAGCGCGCGCGCTGCACGGCCGCGGTAATGTCGTCGGAATTCTCGGTCGGCGGAAACGACGGCGTACCGGACGCGAAGGGGCCGGCGCCGGGGCCGTTGCCGTCGTTGACGCGGATCGCGAAGCCCAAGAGCCTGCCGCTGACGCCGACCAGGTTGCCGAAGCCCTGCCCGAGCGGCCCGAGAAGCGTCAGCAGCGTTTGCGCCTTGCCGCTGACATCCTCGACCCAGCCGGCCAGATCGCTCTTGACCAGGGCGGTGACACTGGTGGCCCAGCTGGTGGTGCCGTCGGCGGCCGCCGCGATGCTCGGCGCGACGCGAGCGGCAAGCGTCTCCCCAACCGCACCGAGCGCCAGGTCGGCACGATCAAGTGCGTCGGCCGCATTACCAATAGCGCCGGCGGTCTTCTCGTCGATCGTCGCGCCGAGCTGTTCGTTGAGCTTGATCTGATCGGCGAGCGCCCCGTTGATGACGTTCAGACTGGCGAGGCCGCCGCGGCTCAGGAGGTCGAAGGCGAGCTTCGTCTTGACCGGCCCGTCGGGCAGCTTGTCGAACTGCTGACCGAGCTGCACCAAGGCCGGCAAAAGACCTTGATGCACATCGATCCCGAGCGCAGAGAAGATCTGCCCCTGCTTGGATGTTTTGTCGGTCGCCTCGACCATTTGGCGGGCGAAGAACGCCGCGCTCCGTCCAAGCGTTTCGAGCGGCACGCCGCCCTGCTGTGCGGCCAGGCGCAGCGAGGACAGCTCGGTGGTCGTGAGGCCGATGGCTTTCGCCGTCTCGCCGATATGGTCGAGCTCGTGGATCTTATTGACGATGCCTGCGGCCGCACCTTCTGCCGCGGCGAACGCACCGGTCACCACGCCGACCGCGGCGCCGAGCGCCAGCGCCTTGCCACCGAGCGAGCCGAACGCGGCGCCGGCTTGCGCCGAGGATGCGCTAGCCTTCGTGCCAATGTTCTCGACCGACTGCTCGACGGTGTTCAGCACCTTGATGGTGCCGTCGTCGGTGATGCGGTAGACGAGTTTGATCTCGCGGTCAGGCATCAGGTTTGACACTCCAGGCGCCGCGCGTTACGCGGCGAGGAGATGGCCCTCCGAGTCCTGGTCGCCGCGCTGGTACTGCTCGCGGGTCAGCGCGGCGCGGCGCAGTGTTGCGGCGACTGCAATGGCGACGGCGAAGTCTCGATCAGTGAGCTGGTTACGGCAGTCAATAATGCGCTGAACGGATGCAGTGCACCGACACCAACGCCGGCCCCCGCAGTGCGTTGCCCGGACACATTTTTCGATGTCGCCGCAACGGGTCCGGTCTGCGAATGGCAAGGTCGCTTCAGCGAGCGCTGCGGCGATCCGATCACCGTCAAGCTGATCGCTGGCGGACCGCACGAGGCGCGATTGCGCGTGGACGCGGCGAAGCTCACCCTCGTCGTCTCGCTGCCTGATCGCTCCAATGGCACACAGAACGTCGTCCGCATCGATTACGACAGCGGCCTTCAAGTCGGAACGTTGGGGTACCTCGCGTTTATCCAAGATTTCGACGGCAGCCTGCAGATCGCCACCGCATCGCCACCGGGGCTGTTCCTGGTCGGTGATTGTGTCTTCGACTCGTTCTCCGGCGCCTTCGTTGGCCTCGTGCCGCGCTAGCGCGCCTCGAGCATCTGCCGCTGCGCGGCGTGGTTCGCGTTCAGCGCCGCGGCGATTTCCTTCAGGAGCGCCAACACTTCCCACGGCTCGACGAATGGTGACAGGTAGGCCGGATGCCCACCCGTCCGCGCCTCGCCGAGCAGTCCCGTATCCACCCAGAAGCGGATGCGCTTGTGCTTGGCCTCGTCGGTCCACTGCTCGCCGGCGGAGACGAGCGTCCACAGCCCGAGCATGCGGTGCTCGAACTCGTCGAACTGCTTCCAGAAGCAGACGGGGACGCATCGCGCTCGCTCGGCTGCCGGGAGCTTGACGCATTTCCGGCAGTCCTTCGGAATCAGGGGGTTGAATTGGGCGCCGACAAGGCGCCTGAGTCGTTTTTTGAGACGTCCTTCTCTTTCTCGATCGTGCCGAGGAGCGCGAACGCAAAGGCGGTGATGCGAGCCGAGAAGAGGTTGACGTTGGCGTAGTGCCAGAGCGTCGCCGCCGCCTCGGCATCGTAGGGGATGAACCCATCGGCCGCCGCCGACTCGTCACCAGCCGGCACATTCAGCTCGCGGGCGATCAGCGGCGTGAGGCCAGACCATCCCGCAATACAGTGACCGGCCCATTTCTTGGCCGCATCCGCCTCCGAGATGCCCGTCTCGGCCGCCGTTTCGCGCTGCAGGGCGACGAGCGTCGGGCGCGACAGGTAGCGCACTAGCACCACAAACGGCGGCCGCGGCTCGTCGGCTGTGCCGTGCCCCTTGTGGATTTCCAGATCGCGCTTGAGCGTTGAGAGATCGAGGAGCTTGATTGCCACGCATCACCTCAGAAGATCGCTATGGAGAAATCCGTATCGTCGGTGGTGTTCGTGATGTCGTAGGAAAGATTGATCAGGTGGTAACCGTCGCCTTCGGTGCGCGAGAGGTCGGAGATCTGCGACTGCGAGAGGGTGTACTTGCAGCGCGAGCCCACCGCTGTGCCCTGCGTGAACACGACGGAATGCACCACCTTGCCCGTCCAGTCGGTGTGCAACTTGTTGTAGGTGAGGTTGGCCGAGTTGTCGGAGTCGGCGGCGATGACCAACGTGAGGGTCGGATTGCCATCGACGATGAACGACTTCTTGATGCCCGTCGATGCGTTCGAGTCGGGCATCTCGGCGATACGAATGCCGCGGTCAAACGTGACGCGGGAGACGACCGGCGTATAACCAGAGCCGCCCGACGGCGTGATCGTACCCAGGATACCTAGGAACGCCTCACTGCGGTCGGTGCCACCGGTAAAGCCGGAGATGCTCGCCTGTGTCGGTGCTTCGTAGTCGCCCTGGCCGGTCCAGGTGACCTTCAAGCCATCGGTCGGCACGCCCTCGAACACGGGATTGCCGACGGCGTTGTAGGTCTTGTGCAGCAGGCCGTCCTGCTCGTTCCAGATCGTCGCAGCGAACGCGGTGCCGAGCGAGCTGATCGGCATCGGCGTGTAGGTGATCGTGCCCGCCGTGGTAGCGCGCGCCATGCCGCCGGCCTGCAGAAGTGCATCGATGCCGGCAAAGCCGTTGACGCCCACCGTGCCGCCACCGCCGGACCCCTGCATGTAGAACTGCAGCGCGACCTGCCAGCGCCGTGCGGCCGGAATGCCCACGCGCTTGGTGAAGCTCGACGAGTGCTGGCGCAGCTTGATCATGTCGATCTTCGGCGTGAACTTCACCGAGTTGCCGGAGGTCAGGATGTCGTCGGTTCCACCCGTCGGCGTGACGGAACCGCCAATTTTCACCAGGGTGGGGCTGATTTGAGAGAGCACTTCATTGAACGCCATTGGTCACCTCACCGCTGGTAGGGATCGAACGCGTTGCGCCGATACCGAACCGTCCACCACGTCGTGAGCACGCCCGCCGAGAGCGTGTCGGAATCGAGCTTGCCCGGTTCGCTGCCGCCCTCGAGCGTCAGCATAGCCAGGCCGCCCCACTGCAGATTCGCCATCACCGTCTGCTGCATGAAGGCGAGCCAGGCGCGCGCCTGCCGGTGCAGCGACTGCTGCGGATCGCTCGAATTGAACTTGTAGATCAGCTGGCCGACGACGATGAGGTCGCACAGCGCCAGCCCGTGAAACTTGCCGAAGTTGACGGTTTCCTGCCCCTCCATGATATGGAGCGTGGGCATCGGCGCCTTGTCGTAATCGTAGGGCTCGGTGTCCTCGACGCGCCTGAGCTTGCTCGTCGCGCGAAACACCTCGACCCACTTCGACAGGATCTGCTGCCGAATCGATTCGTCGGCCATCAGAGCGCATCCGCCACCACCTGGCCGGCGCGGTCGGTCAACGCCTGCAGGATTGCGGGCGAGGTCGGCTCAAGCGCCGGGCGCGGCCGCAAGACCACGCGTTTCACGCGCACCCAGCCGATGATGCTCGATGCGGCCAGTCCGCCGCCGTCGCGAATTGGGAAGGTCAGGTAGTTGCCCTTCTTCGGCGTGATGACGAATTGCGCGACGCGATTGCCGGCGGCGTCGAACCCTTCCTGCACGCGCGCCTGAATCGGCACCTGTCCGTTGTCGGTCGGCTGGATCGCCCCGACGTTCAGGACGACGTCGCCGCCATCGCGATCGACGCGCTGGCTATAGCTGTTGCGCAACTGTGCGCTACGCACCCAGGTCGAATCCGGGCCGCCGCGCGAGCGGTAGACATCCTTGATGTAGCGGACCGCGCGCGCGCCGATGGCGAAGGCTTCTTTGGCCAGCGCATCGCGAATCGTGGTCGGCGCTTCCCGCAGGTGACGAATCACCGGCTCCGCACCTTCCTGTCGGACTTCGATCTGCATCAGAGGTAGTCCTGCATGTCGACGGTGAACGCCGGCGCCACGCGGTCCGCGTCGGCGGTCTGCGTGTCCTTGTCGGCCTGCGAGATGCCGCCGGCGTACGGCGCCGGGAACAGCGCGGCGAGTGAGGAGCCGCTGGCAAGATCGTCGCGAAGCTGCTTGGCAAGCGCCGCATAGGCACGCGCTCGCTGCGAGAGCGACCGTGTGCGAGAAGCGCCCGAACCATCGTTGATGGTCAGGTCCACTTCGCGCGAGAAGTCCGCCGCGATGCGGTCACAGACCATCGCCGCGGCCAGCGTCTGGTTGCTCGACGCATCCGTGAGCGCCTGCGCAATCTCCTGATCGGACTGCAGCTGATCGTCGCGAAACACATCGCCCACGCGCCAGCGCACCCAGCTGAGACTCGAGGCGCCAGGATCGCCATCGTAGGTCCAGCTGCCCGGACGATTCTTTTCGGCGAGTGTCGGCATCAGGCGCTCTTCACCGCCGCCGACAGAGTGACGGTGGTGTTGCCGGCGTACGTGCCCGTGGAGATCACCTTGACGCGGAAGCGGTCGCCGAGAATGCCGGCGACCTGCGTGTTGTCGGCGAGCGCACCGTCAGCCGGCGTCACCTGCGCGGTGCCCGAGCTCGACCCCATACCGATGGCGAACACGCGCGTCGCACTTGAGGTTGCGAAGGCAAACGACGCGATGTCGAGCCAGCTCGATGCGCCATCGAGCGAGGTCTGCAGATACGCCTTAGCCGACGTGCCGCTCGAGCCGTAGACAAACGCCGCCTGCACGGCGAGGCACTGCGCCCCGCCTAGCCCGGTAACGGTCCCACCAACGACGGTGCCCGCCGTGGTGACCGTGCCACTGTACAGGGTGACGACCCCGCCAGCGAGTCGCGTCGGGGAGCCCACCACTCACCCCGTCAGATGGTCCGCAGTGCGAAGAAATTAACGGTTCCGGCGCCCCAACTTACGGTGCCGGCGGGATTGGAGATCCGGTACACTACGGTACCAGCGCCAATCGCCGTCGCCTCCACAGTGGCCGTGCCGGGGTTGTAATTCGGTGCCACCTGCAGGATGTCGCCGATCTGTACATCAGCGACGCCCGACGTCACCGTGTAGACCGTCCCGCCTGCGCCGGCGATGGTGCCGGCGGCGTGGGTGAAGGAGCCCGACGCCACACCGGCCAGACCAACCTTGCCGATGTAGTTCCTACCGTCCGAGAGCTTGCGCATCGGGCCGCCCCTTCTTCTCGCCGACCAGCGCCACCGGCAGGATACGGCGTTGCTTGGTCAGCATGTGCACGCGGTTCGGTGCCCAATCGCTGGCGTCCACGAGGTCGCCAGGACGGGCATTGAGTCCGCTGATCGACCGGAGCACCTGCACCATCATGGTTAGGCCACCACGGAGTTGAAGAAGTAGCCGAGGTCGGTGGACACGATCTTGTTGTCGAATGCGATCTGCCCCTCGACGCGGTCCGAGGCGAGAGCCTCCATGCGGAACTTCTTGATGCCGACCGCCGTGCCGAGCCCCTGACTTACGCCCTGCCACTGGAAGGTGTAGCCAGCGGTTGGCGAGAGCAGCCCAGGCGTCGAGGTCGTGTAGCAAAGGAGTGCGTGCTTGCCGTGCGTGAAGCCGAATGAATCCGCCTCGCCCTCTTTGCCGGTGTTCTTGATCGCCATCGGGATGATGACTTCGTCCACGCCGAAGATGCGAGCCAGGAGCGCGTCGCTTCCGAGCGCCGGATTCGCGGCCGTCGCGCCGCCGGAGATGCGGTCGACGATGTCCGGGTGGTGCTTCAACTTCGTGTATACCTCGTATCCGAGCACCAGCTTGTTCGGCAGGAAACCGGTGTTTTTTAGGATCGTAGTTTTGCCAGTCTCGATGTCGGTGATCGGGTCTGAGCTGGTGTACGTCGACCACTGCGTCGGGGTGGTAAACGACGCATCCGTACCCCACTTGCCGGTCGCGAATGTGTCGGTGACCCACTGCACCTCTTGGCGCAGCATCAGGCGCTGAGACACGAAGGTGACCGCATCGAGATCCGGGCTGAGCGGCGCGTCCGCATTGGCGCGCACCTGGTCGCCTATGTCCTTCTTGTGCGCATATACATCGCACGAGTAGTTGTCGGTCGACTGCCCGTAGCCCGAGCCTGACGCCTCGGTGCCGTCGGCGCGGACTTCCGCCTCGTCGCGGAACCACGCCCCCTTCGGGTACGTGTAATACTTGTCGGATTGCTTCTGCACGGTGACGACCGGGAACACCTTGGTCGCCACGAACATGCTCGCGTTCTGAATATACGCGACCGACATGTTCGTCAGGATTTGATCTACATGCACATCTGTTTGCGTCGGCTGAGCCATCTACGCCTCCACCACCACCGCACTGCTCAGACGAGCAGGGGACGTCCGCCGTTGTAGACGAGCACCGAAGTAACGCCCGCCGAGCCACCGCTCGCGACCAGGACGCGCGCTGCGGCGTAGTTGTAGACCGTGCCGCCTGCCGCCACGGTAATCGCCGTGCCCATGCCGAGCGAATCGGCACCAACCTCGGCGCCGATCGTCAGCGCGGCGCCACCGATCAGTTTGGACTTACCCTCAATGCAGACACTGGCCGCGCCACCGCTGGGCGGATTGTTCTGCAGAATACCGACCGGCACGTCGGTCTTGGCGGTCGCCTTGATGACCGCGCCGTTCGTGTCGAGCTTGACGATCTTGAACTGATCGCTCGACAGGCTCTCGCCCGCCGTAAACGTCATGCATTTTCCGAGATCTTCAGTCGCCATCCGCCACCTCCACCGCGCTCACCGCTCAGTGGCGGGCGCGCGACTCCCGGCTGTAGTTGTCGACCAGCGCGCGGTGCTCGGGATTGGCGCTGATCTTGGCGATTGCGTCGGAGTAGTCGGTCGCCTCTTTCTTGGTGACCATCTCCGCTGCCAGTGTGTTGAGCTTACTGGTCGCGCTATCGCCCGACTCGCTGCCGCTTGCGCCGATCTGCCCGTAGAGCTTCGACTGCTTGGCGACTTCACTTGCGCCGGCGAGCACGGTTTCGATCACCTTGAAGTCCTCGGCCGGCAGCAGCTCGGCGCAGCGCTTCAGCACGGGGCCGAACTCGTCGGCCTTGACCGACAAGCCCGCGAGCGCCTGCGCCTTGGCGACATAGACGGCCGTCAGACGCTGGTCGCGCTCGGCCTTGGCCACGTCCTCCGCGGACTTGGCGCGCGTCTCGGCGTCGTTGGCGCGCTTCTCGAGATCCTCGAGGCGCTTCTGCAGCGCCACCGCCATCGCGGCATCATCGACCTTCTCGATCGGCTTCGCCTCGACCGCCGCGTCGCTCTTCTTCTCGTCGGCCTTCCCGACCTTCGACGAATCTTCCTTGTCGGCCATGCGGGCCTCCTTTGATTGCTCGGTATTGGGGTCCGCGGCCGACGCCGGCTCGGGCGCATCAACCTCGGAAAACAGTGACGTCAACTTGTTGAGCGCGTCCTTGAAGGCGCTCAGGCGGCTACCGCTCATCTTGCGGCCAACCTTCGCGACGGCTTCTGCCGCAACGGCTTCCGGCGCTGCATCGTCGCGCTTGAAGAGCAACACACGCGCGCCCTTGTTCGCTGGTTCATCGACCAGCGAGCCGAAGCGCACAGTCAGCTGCTTCAGGTGATTCACGCCGGCACCCGAATGGCGCTGCCACCGATGGAGAACGCGCGAAGCGCGCCACTCTTCACTTTCGCGAAGACCTCAGGCTCGACGCGGTAGCCGACCCACCATGAGACGGACCGGTCATCAGCCTTGCCGATGCCCATCGCCGCACGCTTCTCGGGGGTCGAGACGAACGACTCGACGAGCTTCCCGATGGGCTGCTCGTCATGCATCTGGTCCGCCTGGCGCGACCAGACCACGTGCTCGTAGGCCGCCTGCTCGAGTTCGGCGGTTGAGATCGCGTCGCCCTGCGAGTCGACGACTACACTGCCATCGGCCTTGACGACCTCGGACAGCACACCAAAGACCAGGCGCTGCGCCTCATCGACTTTGGCGATCTGAACTTCCCGCTCCCACTCCACGGCAACTCGCGCGCCGGAGTCGGAGCCTGGAAAAGAAAAAGGCCGCCCCAGCGATCTGGGAGCGGCCTCATTCGGCTAAGCTCGCTTATGTAACTCTGCTCGGACGCTTACTACAGATTTCGGGCCTCCGCAAGAACTATTCTTCGCGCCGCAGCAAGTGAGAGCGGACCAACTTCGCCGTGACCTTTTGTCCCGCAAAATGAAACTCCAGCGAGCCAATGCGGATTGGCTCGATGTCGCGCTGCATGGAGGCAATCCACTCGCAGAACACGACCGCGTTACCGGAGAGCGAGACTGTGCCGCCGGGGGTGATCAGCGTTGCGGTCATGCCGCCTGCCGCCTGAAGTCGCGAATCCGCTGCCGCGCAACTTCCCGCTGCCGATCCGCGAACGTATAGCCGTCCGCCGTCTGGCTATTGGTGACGTTTCCCAGGTGCTGCACGCGCCAGCGCGACTGCAGGAGTCGGCAGCCCGCAACCCGTGCCCGAAACGAGAGGTCGACATCTTCGGCGTAGGCCCGCGGGAAGGTTTCTGCGTCCCAGCCGCCAAGAATGTTCCACGTGGAACGTCGGGCGGCGACGCACCATCCCTCGACGTACGGCTCGAGCACGCCGTCGACATCAAAGCCCTGCACGGTCGGACCTACCAGTGCCAGGTCGGGCGTATCTTTCTCGACCCGACTAAGCCAGGCGTTGCCGCCGGTGACATCATTGTTGAGCATCACCACGACGTCGCCGGTTGCCACCGCAAGCCCGATGTTGTTCGCCGCGGCAAAATAGACGTTCTCGGCGTTGTGGATGACGCGCGAGCCACTGCCGAGCCGCGCCACGAGCTCGTCGAGCGCGCGCGCCACGTCGGGCGTTGAGGCCTGGTCGACGATGACGACCTCGGCGCCGGCGACGGTCGCCTCGTAGGCGGGAATCAGCTCGGGATGCTCGAGCCAGGGAGTGACGATCGAGAGCGTCATACGAGATCCAACCTCATGCTGTCCTCCTCGACGGCGTCGATGATTTCGTTGCGGCGATTCCACACGCAGCGCGGGCAGGCATCGAGCACGCCGGGTGAGATGATCGAGTCGACCAGCGCGCGGTGCTCCTCGCCATGCCACACGTCCTCGAAGCTCGCGCCGTGCTTGTAGTCGTAGCCGAAGCGCAGGTCGGTGCGGTCCTGGCAGACCGCGAACTCGCCCGTCGCCGTCAAACACGTTCCAGTCCACACGGCGCGGCAGCGGTCATAGGTTCGAGGCGTCCAGAACCCCTCGAATTTGTCCGTGATCGCGAACACCTTGACCGTGTGCCCGAAGGCCGCGCGTGCGGCATCGCTCAGCCCGAGCGCCACCGTCATCACCCGCCGCGTCTCCGCGTCGAGCGCCTTGTCGGCGTAATAGCCCGGGCGGATGTGCACGAAGTCCACGCCGAGCTCTGCGGCGACGCGGCAAAAGTCGTAAATCTCTTGGTAGTTGTCGGGCGTCACCACAAAGGCGAGGCCGAAGTCCTGGCGCTTGTGCGGGATGCTGGTGCGGATCGCGTCAAGAATCTCGGCCCAATCCGACCCCTGACGGAAGTGGTGGTTGACCTTGTCGTGCGTCGCTGCGGTCCCAGCGTTCAGTGAAACACGCACGTAGTCGACGGCGGCCGCCACCTCGGGAATCAGCAACCGGCCATTGGTCGACAGCGCCACCTTGAGCCCGCGCCGGTTCGCCAGCAGCATCGCCTCGAGCGTGTGCTTGTTCATCAGCGGCTCGCCGCCGCCGCTGAAATGAACGAGGCGCACGCCAACCCGCGCTGCGTCCTCGACCGCACGCAGCAGCAGCTCGCGCGGCAGCTGTTCACGCTTGTCCTGCTCGCCGTTGTGGATGAAGAGGCAGAACTCGCAGCTATGGTTGCAGAGATTACTCGGGTAGATATGCAGGTCGACCGGATAGGGGATCTCGCCGGCGGCGATCTGCTTCAGCTTGTCGGCATGCGCGAGAATCTTGAAGCCGTTGAAGCGATGATAGTCACTCATGCCGCACCGCTATCCACACCGCCGGCACCGCGCCGACCATGTAGTCGAGTTCCTGCACGATCTGGCCACCCGCATCGGTGATCGCGCGCCGCAACTCCGAGCGCTCCAGCCAGAGTGACGGCACCGGGTTGGCGGCGTCTATGTCGTCGGTGCCTTCCTGTCGGAATTCGCCACGATAACCGCCAGCGGCGTCTCGGTCGTGATCGCCACAGTGCGTCGACAGGAACACCCACCCGTGTGACCATCCGAGGAGCCGCCGGATCAAGGCTGCAGGGTCCGGCACGTGGTACACGATGCCGTACGCCATCACGACATCGTACGTGCCGGGCAGATGGATCAGCCGGCAATCGCCGTAGACGAACTGCACGGGCCGTGTGCGCTCGATGCGACGCGAAGCGCCAGGTCGTAGCTCCAGCGCCGTTGCCTGCGATGCACCCATGGCCAGCGCTGCCTCACTGTGCCGCCCATCGCGGGCGCCAATCTCGAGCGTTGCGAGATCGGTGAAGTCGACATGCGCCCGCATCAGCGCGCATTGCTGGTCGAACAGTTCAGGGATGAACCTGGTGAAGCCGCGCGCGACCAGTTCAGTAGCGAGCGGCGTCATTCCAGCCCCCGAAACGCCGTCGGAATCCGCCCATCTTTCACCGCGCCCGCCACGTCGTTGTCCGCGATCCACTGTCGCAGGCATTGCGCATTGACCGCCCGCTGTTGGTTGAAGTCCGCCAGCTTCGCCTTGGTCGCGCCAACGCCCATGCTGGCGTCGAGATCGTGCAGGACGACGCCCGGCACGTAGGCGACGCGGAAGCCCTTGAGCCAACACTCGTAGGTAAACGCGACGTCCTCGTGATGCTGCCCCGGCCAGACCGGGAAGCGGATGCCGGCATCAATAACCTGCCGGCTGATCCACATACATGAGGCCGTGACGTGCGCGACATAGCTCGGGCGGAAGAGGTCAATCAGGTTGCCCTGCGGCCGCAAGTCGCCGTTGGGTAGCGCGTGAAAGCCGGCGCTGGTGATGTTGCCGCGGGTGAAGAGGGTAAAGCCGATGACGTCGGCGTGCTGGTCGACCTCGGGGAATGTGTGAAAGGTCGACGGAGTCAGCGTGATGTCGTCGTCCAGAAACAGCGCGTCGTCGTTGGCTTGGTCGAGTAGCGCGTTCGCGGCGTTGGCCCAGCCGAAACGAGAGTCGGTGAGGTAGCCGTTGCGTTCATGCCAATCCAGAGATTCTGCATGTTCTAGCCCCCGCGGACAGCGTTCGCCGGTGGTCGCGCAGAGGATTTTCACGCCGTCACCCCCGCCTCAATTTGATGCCAGCCGGTGTCGAGCCCCATACGTTCAGTGAGCCTACACCATCGGCATTGTCGTATATGCTCGGTAGCCTCCGTGGTGAAGCCATGTACGCTGATGCCATAGGTCCATTGATGCCAACCGCTGATATGCCCCACTCGTTCTGGACATCGGACGGTAGTGGCGGACTGTGGATCTTCCAATTGGTAGGCAGTGACACTTTCAAGCATCGTGGTCATGCCGCCCTCCTAAGCGCCGGCGCCACTTCCACCGGCGCGTTGATCCGCTCCTCGCACTCGGCCAACGCCGGCAGCCACTGCTCGGCCATCACCTTGTCTGCGTCGTAGGCGAGCGCGCCGGTCCGCGCCTGCTCTCGACGAGCGGCCATGTCGGTTGCGCGGTAGGCTTCGTCGAGTTTCGCCGCGATGGCTTCTGCCCGCGGCCGGAACCACCAGGAGTTGAGCGGATTCCATTCGCGCTGCGCGTCGCACTTGTCGACGAGGAACCCGCTGAAACACAGCTCGGGGCACGCAGTCCAGTTGCCAACGATGACCGGCACGCCGCACGCCTGCGCCTCGAGCGCCGGGATACCGAAGCCCTCGCCGCAACTGACGTTCATGAACACGTCCATCGCGTTGTAGACGCGGCGCATGTGCTCGGTACTGAAGCCGAGGAGGTTCGCGTACTGATCGCAGGCGACCCAGTCGCGCCCATGCTCGAGCCCGAGCCCTGCCGCAATCGTCACCAGCGGCACCCCACCGTATTCGCCGTGCTCGCCAAGCGAGGTGTGCACGTAGAGGAGCGCGTCGGGGTGCTGCGACTTGAACGCCGCGAACGCCGCCATGTGCTCGGGCAGCGCCTTGCGCGACGGCCAGCCCTTGTTCGCGGCGACCATGCCGACGACATAGCGATCGAGCGGGAAGCCGAGCGATTGGCGTGCTTCGGCTTGCGGCATCGGCGAGAACTCCGCGCAGTCGACGCCGTGCGGCACGTAGAGCGCATCAAGACCGCCGGCGCGCATCACATCGAGTCCGAACTTGCTGTAGGCGATCGGCACCGCGGCCTGGTGCAGCTTGTCGACCACCTTCATGGTGCGCGGATCACCGTTGGGCTCCATGTCGATCGGTGCCCAGGCAATCCACGGCACGCCGTCGTAGTGCTCGGGCTTCATCACCCACGCATCGATCAGCGTCATGATCGCGTCGGCGTTGAAGTGCTTCGCGTGTGCGCCGACGACGTCTTGGCCGAACGGCTCGAGATGCTTCGGGTAGAGCTGGATGCCTTCCCAATTCAGCATCGAGCCTTCGACGCCGTAGAAGCCCAGCACGGCCGACGGATGCCCGGCACGCACGAAGCGCGGCGCGAAGAGTTTGGTTTGGTTGCCGTAGCCCGTGCTCGCAAGCGGGCTATTAGAGCACCACATCAACCGCAGCGACACATTCCCCTCCTCCTCACAACACAAGGTCGACGCCGCACCGGCAATTTACGTGCGCGGGCGCGTCGTCGATCTGATCGCCGTCACCGGTGGTGAACAGCCCATCATACGGCACACGCTGGCCGTCCATCGGCTCGCAGGTTGGACACGTTGCCTCATCTTCCGCCGTCGACCAGACGCGTTCCGCCTCGGTCTTCGTAAACAGCCCTTGGTCGGCGGCCTGTTCCCACGACTCGCGGCGACCAGCCGCCAGCGCAGTCGCAAGTTCGGTGCGGGCAATCGTCAAGGCCCGTAGTCGCAACAGCTCGTCCGCCTTTCGCGCGGTCAGCACATCGATGCGCACCGGCGCCACGCCCTGGTCGGTCAGCGTCTCGCGAAGATTCTCGACGGCCGCGCTCTGTCCACTGGTCAGCCCAACCTGCTCCTGAATGCGATCGACCTGCTGTGTGACCGGAACGCCGCTTGCGTACATCGTCGAGAGGAGTTGGCGCATCGCATCGCGCGTCTCCTCGATAATGCCCGTGATCTGTGTGGCGGCGCGCTGCTGCAGGAAGCGAAGGCCGCGGTCGTTGACGACGTTGAATTGAAATTCGTTGACCCGTGTCTCGAAGGTGATGTCCTTGCGGACGAGCTTCGCCTTCAGCTTCCGCGCGGCCTCGTCGCCGGCGTCCTCGTAGGCGTTGCGCATCAGGCGTAGCAGCTCGGTCCTGAAGCGCTGGGTCAGGATCTCAAGCGGCAGCACGGTGATGACGTTGCCGGCGAGTACCGCGCGGCCGAGTGCCGCCTGGTTGATCGCGGCACGGAGTGCAACGAACGCCACCAGCACGCGGCGCTGTGCGATGGTCTCAAGCCGCTGCGCACGCGCGAACTTGGCGATGGTTCGCCGTGCGTTCACTGATTGACCGCCTCGCTGTCCTGCTCCTCGACCGGCAGATCGGCCGCATCGCGCAGGTAGCGCTCGGTGGCGCCATCGGCGTCGGGGGTGAGCATTCCGGCCGCCGAGAGCTTCTGAACGTAGTCGGCGAGCCCGGCGAGGTCTGGTTTCTCGATCTCGGCATGCTGCAGCTGCGGATACGGCGGCGGCCAGCCGTTGAGCTTCATGAGCCGCGGGATAGCGAAGCGGTTGAACTGCTCCAGCACCGTGCTGAGCAGTGAGGCAATCGCCGTCACGTGCAGGTCGGTCTTGTCGGCCGAGAGGCTGAAGCTGCCGACCGTCTCGTGTCCGAGTAGGATGAAATCCGAGAGCAGCGCCTGCAGCATCCGCTGCTCATAGCGCTGGATGATTTGGGACGTATCGAATTGGCGCGACCCGCCAGAGGTCAGGAGTGTCAGGTCGTACTGCTTCTCGCCCTTCTGGTTATAGGCGAGCGGCATCAGAATGCCCTCTTGCTCGTCGCGACGAATGTTGGTGACGAGCTTCTTGAAGGCCTGCTGCGAGGTGAGCTGTTGGCCGCTTGTTGCTGCGACCACTTCGGGCGGCGCCCAGACCACCGGCAACCCCGCCAGGTCGCGCTCGATGCCGATCGCCTCCAGCGATTGAATGCGCTTGACGAACTTCCAGGCGATCACGCAGTTGCGCAGCAGTGAGCGCCCCTCCGGCGACGCCTTGTTGTCGAGCAATCGAAACAGCAGGAACTTCTCCGCCGGAATGCGGATCAAGCTGTATTTCGGCGCCGGGCGCTGCCAGAACGCGATGAGCGCGCCCGTGTTGTCGTCGAACTCCCAGTGGTCGAGCGATTCCTGTGAGCGGATGACGAACTTCGACCAGCCAACGCGTCCGTCATCGCGACGTTTATAGACACTCTCCAGCAGCGACCAGCCGTGCTCTTGCATCGTGAGCGCCTGCGAGAGTGTGGCGCCCCACGGCTGCTCAAGCTGCTCGATATTCTCCTGCAGGAACGCCGCGCGGTCCTGGTCCTGCGGCGAATCGCTGGCCGCCTTCGCCGTGATGGTCACCCGGCGCAGCAGCAGCTCGGTTGCGAGCAGTGCGCCGCCGATGACCGCCGAGTTGTCGCGGATCTCGCGATAGAGCTTGTGGCGCTGCACCGGGCTGCGCAGTTCGGGCACGAAGTCATCATCGATGATGCCCGAGAACTGCTTGAGCCCCGTTGCGCCGAGTTCCGTGAAGGCGTCGGCCTTCTCCACTGCCTTGCGTCGTGCCATCACCGCCTCCTCAGAAACTCCACGGACTGGTTCGGGTCATGCTAATGTCGGGGGAAACGGTCGGCCCGATGGATTCGACCATCAACTCCGTGAAGCCCCACACGAGCGAATCGAGCCGATCCGGTGACCGCTCGCCGCCGTTCGGCTCCCAGGTGCAACACTGGTCCTCGAGCTGCGCGAACGTCCCGACGTGCGAGATACGTCCCTGTTCGTACAGCGCCGACACGGGCTCGGCGCGCGCGAATTTACCTTGCGAGGCCCAAACGGTTTCGACGGGAACGAACGCGGTTGAGATGACGCCTTCGCGCGCGAGTTCGCGGGCGGTCATAGTGATGGTGTTCGTCACCATGTCCCCGCCGTTGTTTTTCTCGGCGATGATCACGTTGGCGCGGAGCTCGCCCCAGAGGCTGATCGCGGCTCGCGCCCACCCGTCAGGCGAATAGCGGCCGCTGCGGTCAGCGAGCAGATAGCCGCGGCCATCTTCCCCGACGCCCGTTGCCGTGATGCCCGTCTCGTCGCTCGCGGTCGTGTTGCTGGCCGCCGGGTCGATGTTCACTGTGATGCGCCGCAAGGGGGGCGCAACTGTCACGCGGTGCGCATCGAACCATTCACGTTTCCACAGCGCCCCCTCCGCCTGGTCGAGCACATCGGCATGAATCTCCTGCCGCCCAAGTCGCGTGCCTTCGTATCGGCTGACGATCTGCGTAAAGAACGCCGGCGCCAGGTTGCACCGGTTCTCATAGGTCGACCCGCGCGTGATCGCGACGTCGATGCCTTCACGCTTCACCAGATCGCGCACCAGCGCCACCGGCTTCGGCGTGGTGGTGACGACACACTGCGGGTTGTCGCCCAGACGCAACCCGAACATGAGCATGTCCCACGACTCGGGATAGCGCCACGACGCAAGCTCATCGGCCCACGCGTCGTCATGCTGCGGACCACGCAAGCGCTCAGGCTCATCGGCGCTATAGGTGGTGGCCGTCGCGCCATTGGGCCAGGTCAACCGGCGCTTCGATGGCTCATAGACCGGACGATTCCATGGCGGGCAGATCGCCATCAACCCAGACTCGCCCTCGACCATCACATCGCGGGCATCGGCGGCGGTCGGCGCGACAAGCGCCACGCGGCCCGACAAGCTGGCTTCGATCTTCGACCGAATCCGCTCGGCGCCGCAGCGCGTCTTACCGAACCCGCGACCGGCGAGCAGAAGCCAAATCCGCCAGTCGCCCGCCGGCGCGAGCTGCTTTGGCCGTGCCCACGCGTGCCAGTCGAATGCGATCGACCGGACTTCGGCGGGGGTCAGCTCGTCAATGATCGCGTGTCGAGTCGTCGCGTCCAGAGACGCGAGCGATTCGATCAACGAGTTTTTGTCGCGTTGCATCCGCCTCCGCCACCTCAAGCGGACCGCCACCCGGCCCGCTCAACTCGTGCACCGCCGGTGCATCGAGCCCGTTCATGCGCGCGCGGCGCGCACTGATCTTCACGGCAATTTCAATCGCATCATCCTCGCCGGCGACGACGCGCTCCCAGATGGCCTCGTGCATCCGGTCCAGTCGTTCATTCTCGATCGCCCGCAGGATCTCGCGCTTCTCCTGGTCCATTTCGCGCAACAGGTTGTCGACGGCCTTAAAGACAGCACCGGCGGTGCGGTTGAGCTCACGGCCAATGGCGCGCCACGTCTTCCCGGCAAGTTTCAGCTCCATCGCCTTATGCGCGTCGAGCTTTGCTTGGATGCATCGTGCGGAGAGGCGAGGCTCACCCCGAGCACGTCCGCGCTTGTATGATGGGGATTTCATCGCTCCACATCCACCACGGACGCGAGGAGTCGCGTCACCGTGCCGCCTTCACTGTAGTCGAGCGTGTATGCGGCCCGCACAAACGGCAGCGCCGCAGACTGCGTCGGGGTGCGTGCGAACGCCATGTAGGCCGCGCCACCAGTCCCGGTGACCACCACCGTGCCGGCGACCGCGGCCATGGTGAACGTCGGCGTGCCGGCGCTGGTGTCGACCGGCTGCCCTTCCCGGTTCCAGCCGAGATAGAACGCCCAGCTCTGTCCGGCTTGGATGACGAGCGGATAGTCGGCCGGTGCGATAGTGACGCCGGTTGTCGACACCACGACGCCGCTATCGGGAGTCGTGGTCACAGTGGCGCGTAGTGCATCGTTAACGCTCATGGCGTCGTTCCTCCTCCAACCACCGCCCCGCGCTGCACATGCAGACCAACCACGCACAGCGGGCGGTTGCCGTCGCTATCGAGCGGGCGGATGCGAATCTCGTAACTCTTCCCGGTGCGGCAGCCGCTGACGGCGCAGCCCTGATCGGGGGAGAGCGTAAAGGCGGCGTCGGTGCCGCTTGTGCTCGAGGCGGTCAAGATCGCACTCGGCGCCCCGTCGTTTCGCGGCGTGCCGGTCTCAGTCACCGTGATCCAGTTCGCCGGCTGCGAGCCGGTGTCGACGAGCGAGCGCGCAACAAATCGGCAGCCGAAACTGTCAATCTCGACCGGGTCCATCACGATGCCGTTGGTCGGCTTTTGCGGTGGCGCCGGCTGTGCAACCGCAAGCGCTGGCACCAGCAGCGCGACCCAGAGTATACGCGTCATTCAAACCACCTCCGTCGCGAGAACTCCCACCAGTGCCGTCGTTCCGCATAAAATTGCCGATCGGGTTGGGCGCGATCCCATACACGTCGCCGATCGACCTCGAAGCGCCGCGAGCGCTCCATGCCGAAGAGGAGCCGCGGCGTGATACCGGGCGTCCCCACGGTCGGCGTATTGCTGGCAAGCGGCGTCGGCGTCGGCGTGTTGGTCGGTAGCGGCGTGAACGTCGCCGTCGCGGTCCTGGTCGGCGTATCCGTGACCGTCTGTGTCTCGGTCCGCGTATAGGTCCACGTCGCCGTCGCCGTATTCGTATCGACCGGCGTGTTCGTATTGGTTGCCGTCGGCGTCGGCGTTTTGGTGAAGGTGCGCGTTGGGGTGTTGGTCACGGTGCCGGTATCGGTCGGCGTGTTGGTGACCGTCCCCGTGTTGGTCGCGGTCGAGCCCACCGGCGGCGTGTCGGTTGCCGTGGGGGTCAAGGTCGCGGTTGGGGTGTCCGTGACGGTATGGGTCGGCAATAGGTCGCCGCTGTCGCAGCCCTGACAATCGAACCCCTGCCCCGAAAAGCCATGCGCGCGCATCGCAACGAAGAGCGACAGCAAGAAGAGTGTCGCGATCAGGAGCTTGATATCGGAGAAGCGCCACACTCATGACCTCATGGCGTCGGCGTCGGCTGCTGACACACGCGACTCTTGGCGGTCGGTGACGTGCCGATGATGGGGGTGGCCGCAGCGCAGACAGGATCCGCATACCGGCCGCCGTCCCTGGTGCAGTCCGCATCGATCTCGCACGCCTGCCAGACGCCATCGGCGGCACACACGTCGCCGTGGTCGTAGCCGAGGCAGTCCGCCGTCGTGTTGCAGGGCGTCTTCTGCCGCGTGCAGAGCGGCGGCACCATCTCGCGCGAGCAGGTGCCCGATGCGCACAGCGAATCCTTGGCCGGCCGCTTGCGGGCGCGGGTGTTGTCGCCTGCGGGGCAGAGGCTCAGCTGCTCCCCGACGCAGCGCTTGTCGGTGCCGGCGCCGGGGTCGATGTCCTCGCAGGTGAAACCGGCCGCACAATCGCTATCGACCGAGCAGCCGCAGGCGTTCACACCCGGCGTGCGCGTCCCGCAAGCACCCGCTCGCGCGGTGTAGGTTGGCGCGGGCGTTGGCGACGGGCTGGCACCGATGACCGTCGGCACCGGCGTCGGCTTGGTGCAATCCGCGTTCGTCGTGCACGCGACGTCACAGAAGCCGCAGACGTCCGAGGTATCCCCCGAACAGACCGGATAGAGGCGATTGAACGACGCGGCGGCAATGCGGCTCGTCTCGGTCGCGCCGCCGATGAAGTTGTGAATGCCGTCGAACACCAGCGAGCCGAAGGTCGCGCCCGCAATGCGGTCATCGGCGTACTTCGAGGCGAAGTGCGTATCGGCGACGATCGGCGCCGTGCGCAGGATGTCCTTGGCGAGCCGCACCGTATAGTTCGCCATCTCCTCATCGGCGCCCATCTGGAATGACTCGACGTAGGGCATCTGCATGCGGTGCGCGCCGGCGGCGAGCACGGTTGCGGTAATCGACTGCTGGCGCGCGACCTCCAGATCCGAGCGCAGCCCGCCGGGTGAACTTGCCAGCCGCTTGGCGTCGAGGAGCTGCGTCGCCGCGCTCGTGTCGATCGCGTAGTTGAAGCCGGTCCCGCAGGCGTAGCAGGTGCCCGTGCCCGTGTTGCAGAGACCGCCCATGGCGCCGGCAGGCGAGCAGTCCGCGTCGGTTGCGCAGGTGATCGAGGCGCAGGTCGGCGTGCAGTACTTCGTGCCGCCGCTGACGCAGTTATTGTGCTGGCAATTCCCGCACGTGCCGTAGGCATCGTCCCAGGTGCCGTCGGTCGACTCGTACGAGACGCACGTGCCCGAGGGGCAATCGCCGTCCGCGTTGCACCGCTCGTAGTGCTGGCCCGACTGCACCACGTTGATGCCGCCGCTCACGCACGTGCCCTGGTGATAGCAGCTCTGCGTCGAGGGGCTTGTGCACTGGCCGCATTGGTCGTCGTACTGGCACGGCCACACTGGATCTTGATGCCCACTGCAGTAGCCGGTGCATTTCGAGCCTGTGCCGTAGTGGCTATCGCCAGTGCAGTCCGCGTCGGCCGTGCACGTCTTGCGCGTCACCTGGTAGGTGGTCGGCGTGGTCGCCGCCAGGGGGCAGGCTTGGCGATACCAGCGGTCGTTCAAGACCGGCACCTGCAGACCGAAGATGTTCGATGACGCGGTGCATTCCGCGATGCCGTAACCGATCGCCTCGTTCAGCCCGCAGATGTCGATGACGTAGTCGGCCGCGTACCGCGTGCACGTCTGTCCGGTCGGGCAATCGCCGTCGAGCTCACAGGACTGCGTGGTGGTCGCCGAGCAGTGCCCCCAGTCGCCACGGATCAGGCGGCAGGGCGGCGCATGGCTATGCGGGTCGGCGATGATTGCCGGCAGCACCGAGCCCCACCACTGCGCGGGCATGGTGTCGCGCCCGCAGTTGATCAGGTTGGTAACCTGTGGCGCCTTGACTGAGAATTGATTGACCCAGTTGAGCGCGGTCAGGCACAGCGCCGTGGTGCCGCAGGTGCAATCGGCGGAAGTTTCGCACTGCATCGAGCAGGTGCCACTGACGCAGGCGCCGCCGTCGCAGTCCGCATCGGAGGTGCACGCGGCCGTACATGCACTCGTGCCGTCGATTGACAGACACGTCCCCGTCTTGGTGCCGCGCGTAATCGAGTCGCAGCCGGTGACCACGGTCACGACGCCGTCGCCGTTGAGATCCTGCACATTGCGGTCGGCCTGCGGGCTTGGCGTGGTGACATCGATGTACGCCATGGCGGCGGTGCAGCGCACGTTGCTTGCGCCCGCCGACCAGCGGTCATAGCCGAGCTGCAACGCGTCAATGGTCGACTCGGTCCACGCGACATCCCCGCTGCCGAAGTCGGTGGCGAGCGTCTGCGAGAGGATCGTGCCGGCGCTGCTACTCACCACGGTCCCGTTGGGCCCTACCGTGTCGGTGCCGTTCGAGCGCCACGAGAGCCGGATATTATCGCTCGAGGACGTGCCGCAGCAGTTGACCACGCCGCGCACCGAGGCGACCGACGCGGAGGTGGCCAGTGGCGTCAGGTCCGTCAGGCCGAACTGGTCGATGCCGGTGCTGGCACTCTTCTGGCGCGTGTCGCCGGCAGTGCAGCTGGTAGCCGTTCCGCCGCCGGACCAGTCGTTCAGGCAGTCCCAGGCGGTGCTGCTCGGCGCGCAGGTGTTCGACCAGTTGCTGATCGTGTTGCCGTTGGCGTTTGGGAAGAGCGCTTCGAGATAGCCGACGCCGATCGGGTGCAGGTTGTCGACCACGAAATCGTCGACGTCGAGGGTGTAGGCGGGAAAGCTCGCGTAGTTGGCTACCGCGCCGGTTGCGGGCGAGCCAATGCCGGCGCCCGCAATATCGCAGGCGTTCCCGGCGCAGCTATCGGGCGCGTTCAGATCCAGGCTGAACGTCTCGGTCGGTGTGCCGTCGACATACAGGGAGCACGCGACCGTATCGGCCGTGAGAATCTGCCCCATCTCGACGGCATGGCCAGCGAGTGTGCTGGCGCAGTTGACCGTCGCTGAATTGGTGGCGGGGTAACTGGAGAAATCCAGATCGCCCGGCTCCTTGCCGTGATACTGCGGGTGGTAGCTGAAGCACCCGGCGCTATCGACGGCGACCGTGAGATAGCAGCCAATCTCGCTGTCTTGCTTGATGGTGAGCGCGACCACCGACTGCCCGGCGGGGATGGTCGGCGTCGTCTTCCAGTACAGGCGCGCATAGGCGCGGTCAGACAGATCCGCATCGAGCGTTGCCGGCGTGCTCCATGATTCGGCGGTGTTGGCCGTGGTGCTGAGGTGCAGCCCCGCCGCGCCGTGCACGGCCGCCGCGCTGGTGTATTCCGGCGAGCCGACTTCTACCCCGTCCTCCGCGGTCTGCGTGTCCCAGCCAGTGACGAAGACGCGGCCGGCCGGCGGGCTGTAGGAAATCGAGACGCGGAGCGCATCGACCAGCGCGGCGCGTGTGGTGGTCGCGTTGGTGTTCAGCACACTGACGGCGATGCCGAAGTCCGTGTCGCGAATGTCGGCGGGCGTCCACGACACGCCCCAGAGATCGAACGAGCCGCCGCAGCTCTTGAACGTGTCCGCGCCGGTCCATGCGCCGACACAGCCCGTGCCGGTCGCGCGACTGGTCGACGCGATCGTGCCGTCGGATTTGATCGCGCGAATGTCCTGCACGATGATGGTCGGCCCGCCCTGCTGCACCTCCAGCTCGGCGGTGATGCCCTGGATGACCTTCGCATCGTCGAGCGGGGTGGTGGTGAAGCCGAAGCCCGTGCACTTCAGCCACTGCGACTGCGCGGAGGCGGCGAGACTCGCGGAGGCACGCGCGTCGTCGGACGCCTGCGCGTTACTGGCGCTGGTCCAGGCTGTGCGACCGACGCAGGCGCCGCTGGTGCAGGTCGCCGACGAGGGGCAATCCGCAGAGGTCGTGCACGTGTTGTAGGTGACGCAGGTGGATGGATAGTTCGGCGGGTTGGTAGTGACGGCGTGCGCGGTGGTCGAGATGAGCAGCGCAGCGATGAGAACGACGGCGCGCATCACTGCAGAGCGACCGCTTGGTCAGCCAGGTTCTCGACCCAAAACGTCAGCAGTGGATAGCCGGTCGATGGGGTCAGGGAGGAGTTCGCATTGACGCTCACGACCACCGGATTGGCGGTGCCGATCGTCCAGGCGCTGGTGAGCGTCCCCGTCGAGAGCGTCTGCGTGCTCGCGGCCGTCTCGGTGACTGTCGAGGTGACCGTGCCGGCCTTGTTGACGCCGGTGTAATGCACCTGCCCCGATTCGACCTGGTAATCGGTGCCGTTGGTGACGATCACCGAGTAGTGGATGATGCCCGCAACCGTTGACCCGCTTGCCGCCGTCGCGTTCAGCACTGCGGTCGCCGAGTTGTTGGTCAGGATGCGCTTGCCGCCCAGCACCAGCCGATCGACCATCGTCTGATCGCTCGTGCCGGATGCGGTCGCGCGGGTCGGCGTCTGCAGCGAGATGAGGCTCTTGCCCTGGCCGGTCGGGACACCCGGCTGCAGCGTCAGCGTGCCGCCGTTCTTGTCGGTGGCGCCCGTGGTCGCTGCGCTGGCACTGATCGTGAGACCGTTGCCAGCCGTGTTGCTCGTCGTCTGGCGTTCGAGCCCGATCGTGCGCGCCGCTTGGCCGCCGATCGACACATCGAACGACGGCAGCGCGCCCGAGGCGACCTGGAAACCGGCGCGATTGTTGTTGTAGACGCCGAAGTCCGGCACGCCGAAGACCGACAGCGCGCCGTTGTTGGTGTAGAGCAGGATGTCGCCGTTGAAGGCGCCAGTCGTGATGTCACCAGCGGTCAGGAGCAGGCTGCCGCCGATGGTGGTGACCTCGTTCCCCTCGTGCTGGATGCAGCCACCGCGTGTGTCGCTGACGGCGCCCGCCGCGCAGGTGTTGAGGGCTTGGTTGTCGCTCCCGTCGCTGGTGTTGCCGCCGGCAAGGGTCTGGCCGCTACTGCGGCCGGCCAGGAGCGGATAGGGGCGCTGCACCGCGCCACCCGCGTACCACTTCAGCTCGTAGGGAGACGTGGAATCGATGGCGAAGACGCCGTTACTTGCCGGACTACTGGCCGTGATCGGCAGCTTGATCGCCGCGCTGTTCGTGTTCAGGTCAATGACCTGCGCGCCGGAGAACGTGAGCGTGTTCGCCATCTCGGTTGCGTCGATCTCCGAGCCGAAGGCGTTGTCTGTGGCCGCCCATGTGTTGGTCGCCACGCACAGGTACTGGCGCGCGCCGAGGCCGCCGGCTGGGAGGTTGTAGACATCACCAGCCGTGCAGGTGCCGGGCACGCTCGAACCATTCGGGGGGCGCAGCGTGGCCGCGGTGAAGACCTCGGTTCCACTGAAGGTCTTGTTGCCGCTGATCGACTGCGTGCCGGTCAGGGTGACGAAGTCGTCGTCGGTGGTCGCCGCGTTGATCTCCGCTGCGGTGTCCCACTTCGTGTCGATCGTGACGCCGCTTGCCACTTCGGTCGTGGATACGCAGCCCGTGCAGGTCACCTCGCTTGCGGTGATGGTGCCGGTACCCGTGGTGCCGAGGGAGGCGCCCGAGCCGACCAGCATGGCGGCGGCGGTGTTGGTGCCGCTGGTGAGCGACGAGAACGGGCCGCCGGTCTGGTCCGCCGTGCAGCCCTCGACATTGCCAGACGCATCGACGCCGAGCGGATATTGCCCGGCGGAGCAGTTGGTGCCGTTGGCGGCAAGCGCGGTGGCGGTCGCGGCGAGCGTGACCGTGATGTTGTCGGGGATTTGCGCGTCAGTGGCTGAGCCAGAGAGGTTGCTGAACGCCACCTGCGCGCAGGTCAAATTGCCGCTTGCCGCAATCGTCGTGGCGAACTGGTTGGCTGAGCAATCCGTGGGATTTGCCGCCAAGGCCGTCGCCGTCGAGGCGTTGCCCGTCACGGCTCCCGTCAGGTTGCCGGTGATCGTGGCGTCAAACGTGTAGCCGCCAGTTGCGCCGGTGAATTCCAGATCGTTGCCGGTTGCGTCGTAGGTGATCGTGATGTCACCCGAGCCGCCTTCGATCTTCAGGCCCGCGCCGTTGGCCGGCTCGGTGCCAGTCGCGTCCGCGTCGATCGTCCACGTGGTGGTATTCGTGCCGCTCGGCATCTGCGCTGCGGTGGCCGCGCCCGACAGGTCGGAGAACGCGGGCTGTGCGCAGGTCAGGTTGCCGTTCGCGGCAATGGTGGTCGCGAATTGGCTCGCGCTACAGTCGGTCGGATTGGCCGCCAAGGCGGTTGCAGCGGTCGCCAGGTCGACGGTGATGCTGTTCGGAATCTGCGCGTCGGTCGCGCTGCCCGAGAGATCGGAAAATGCCGGCTGCGCACACGTGAGATTGCCGGAGGCGGCGATCGCTGTGGCGTACTGCGTCGCCGAGCAGTCGGTCGGGTTCGCATTCAGCGCGAGTGCGGTCGTTGCGGGTCCGCCTTCGCTCGCCGAGCCGGCGTAGTTGAAGGCGACCATGGGCGCGGTGACCTTGTCGCTGCCGATTGCGGTGACGCCGGAATCGTTGATCGTGACATCGCCCGTGACCGCGACATACGCGCCCGTATTCGCGCCGGTGCCGACGAGCAGCTTCGCATCGCCGATGACCGACGTGCCGGTGTTCGGAATGTGAAAGAAGTCCGACGTCCCGACGCACAGCACCCACGTGTCGGTTGCCGACTCGTCGATGTCGATCAGGCAGGCTTGCCCGGTGTTGCACGAGGCGGCACAGGTCGGGTTCGGCGTGACATCGGTTGCGTTGTGGTCGAGGCGGATGAAGTTGGGCAGTCCGTTGGCGTTTTGGTCGCGCGCCGCGATGGTGTCGGCCGCAAGCTGTCCCGTGGCGCCGCTGCTCGTGAAGCTCGCGCCGACGTCGGTCGGCGTGGACGCGAACGCGCGCCCCGCCACCAGCAGCGCGGCGACAAGCCACCAGACCTGCCGCCGCGCCATACCCATCCCCTCCGCCACCGTGGTGCTGTGGTGCTTGCTTAGGCCGCGGGCGCCTGCGCCGGCGTGTTGGCTACGGCCGCCGCCGCCATGGTCTGCGCGCGCGCTTCGAGCGTCGCCGACACGGCGTTGACGCGGTCGATGATTTCTTGCGGCGTGCCGCCGGCCGCAACGGCTGCGTCGTACAGGCCCTTGACGGTCACCAGCGTCTGCACAACGCCGTCTTCGGCGCTGGTCAGCGGCGTGACGTCGGCTTCGAGCTTGGCGACTGCGGCATTGAGATCGTCTTGCGTAGGCATGGTGGTTCTCCTGTTCGGTTGAGGGTGCGCCGCGGCGCACACGGTTAGGGTTTCGGCGTGTTCGCCTTGGTGACCTTCTCCAGCTCGGCGGTACGAGCTTTCAGCTGCGCGTCGAGCGTGTTGATGCGGTCGAGGAACGCCTGCGGCACGTCGGCGCGTTTGGTGGAGCGGCCGGCCAGGAAGCCGATGAACAAGCCGCCGAAGTAGAACGCGCCCTGGGTGATGATCTGCGCGAGCGTCACGACTCGCTCCCGGCGGCGCGCCGCTGTTCGAGCTCCCAGCGCGCGAATGCGTCGTAGCGTTCTTTCGGGACGAGATAGCCCTGCGTCACGTGCTGCGCGGGCTCGACGCTACGGCGGTCCGCTCCGAGGATGTGCTGCTGGATTGTCAGCAGCGCGGGGCCGTAGTTGCCGACTTCCCCCGGCCATTCGATCTTGGCAGACGCGACGAGGTTCAACGGTTCATCGTTGACGGTGATGCAGCGCGGCCCGGGGATCTTGTCCCACTCGATGCGGATGATGTCGCCGGGTTTCACAGCACGCACTCCGGCGTCTCGCCCGTTCCGCATTTCCGGATGGTGCGCGTCGCAGTGGCCGTTGCGGTTACCGTGGCACTTGCCGTCATCGTCGGCGGCAACGTCCGCGTGGATGTCGGCGCCGGCGTGTTGGTCGAGGCGAACGTCCGTGTCGCGGTCAGCGCGGGCGCGGGGCTGTTGGTCGGGGGAATGGTCGAGGTCGCGGCCACCATCGTCGCCGTCGGCGGCGCCGCGCCCATCTGCACCTCGAGGATCATCGCGTTGGGCGGCTGGCTGCAGGCGACGAACAGCAGGTCGCCATCGACCGTCACATCGGTCGGTCCCCCGCACGGCTGCGTCGTCGCATTGCCCGTCTCGACGTGCTTGGCGGTCCCGGTGGTCCCGTCGCCCGCCACGGTGGTGATGATCTTGGTGACCGCGTCGACGCGGCGCGCGCGGTTGTTCTTCTGGTCGGCGATGAAGAGGTTTCCGTGATCGTCGCAGGCGATGCCGGGCGAGTAATTCAGCTTGGCGGAGGTCGCCGGGCCGCCGTCGCCGATGCCCGATGCGGGCGCGCCACCACCGGCATAGGTGCTGATCTTGCCGGTGACCGGATCGATCCGGCGGATGCGGTTGTCTTCGGTCGCGATGTAGATCGCGCCGTCGGGACAGACTGCGACGTCGTCCGGGTTGAACAGCTGGGCCGACAGCGCCGAACCCCCGTCCCCGGCCGATCCCTGCATCCCGGTCCCTGCGACCACCACACGAGGCCCACAGGTGGCGGCGCCGTAGCAGGGCAGCGCGTAGCTCACGAGCTGCTGGTGCTGCTGGTCGGCGACGTAGAGCCGGGAACCGTCGCGGCTTTTCGCCATGCCGTATGGGTTGTAGAGGCCCGTGTTGACGGCGGTGGTGATCGTGCCGCCGTCTTGCACGACGCGGATCGTGTTGACGTCGGAGATGTAGGTATCGGTCGCCTGCGTCTCGATGCCGATCGGGCCGAACAGCAAGGCGTCGGGTGCCATGCCGCCGTCGCCTTGTCCTGGCGTGGTGGCCTGCTTTGAGTTGCCGGCGTACCGCGTCAGCTCGCCGTGGAGCTGCCAGCGGCAGACCGAATACTTGCCCGGCTGCGTGAACAGCAGCGCGCCGGCGTTGGCGACGATTTGCCAGGGCTGGATTGCCGCATCGCGGCCGGTCTGCGCGACACACCCGTCCGCCCAGCCGATGACGACGGCGGAGGTTTGCGCGCGCGCCCCCAGCGGGCAGGCGAGCAGGCAGAGCAGCGCGAGGCCAAACCCCGCCAGTCCACGGGGGCGCACCGGCCCGAAGTCTCCAAGGCCGAGGGTTTCTGTTGCCGCGGCGACGCGCTTCATCGCCCGTCGTCCCCAAGCCCCAGCGCAATCCGCGCCCCGATGCGTGCGCCGCGCAGAAGCAGGAGCTGTTTGTCGACCGCCTCAAGCTGCGCCTTCACCTGATCGCGCTGCTTCTCGAGCTGCGCCTGCTGCTGGCCGAGCTTGCCGAGCTGCTGCTCGTAGCCCGCAAGCTGCGCCTGCAGCGTCTCGCCGGCGATCAGGACGGCGGTGGCCGTCGGGCTCGGCTCAGCCGTGGGGGGGACGGTCGCCGCCGCATCGGGGGAAGCGGCGGCGACCGTCTGCGGCGGCGCTGAGGACTCAGCACCGGCAGGGGAAATGAGAGCGGCCAGCGCACAGAGCGCCAGGGCCAGGAAGATATTGCCGAGTTGCCGCATCGAACCTCCGAGAGTTCGCTGCGGCACGGTCGGGCGACGATCGAATCGTGGCCCGGTTGGCGGCAACCGTCTGCGCGCCGTGTAGCACACTCCACGGCGTCGGTTAAGTGCTAAGGTGCGCGGGTCGTCGTTCCCTCACTCGTAATCGCGTGCAGCCAGCCGATCACGTGTCGAATCAGCGCGCCTAGATCGTTGCGCTGGATCGCCCGGCGAGCGCCGGTGGTGTGTTCGATAGCCGGGTCATGGGGGGCGGCGTCGGGTGACGTCATGGCCCCCACAACGCGCTCAGAGCCCCGCTGCTGCACGCAGCACCTCCGGCGTCCCTACTCCAGGGTCCATCGCCCCGCGCGCAATCTCAGCCGTTCCCTGCGCCTCCGCTAACCGCCTACGCACATATCCGAGGTCTAGCCCGAGGAGCACGCAGACCGCGCCGAGTGAGCCGAATGGCGTGGTCGCCTCACGGCTCCAGATCCACACCTGCAGCCGGGGCAGCTCGCGCATCGACTCAAGCGTCTGACCGTTGGTGGTCCAGCGCGTTAGGTCGTCGACGGCGGTCGCAAGGACGGCGGCCGCCAGGCGCTGCTCACTGGTCCAGTATGCACTGCGCAGGTGGTGTCGCGCGTCGTGATAATCGTTCGGATCGGTGAAAAACGGCAGTCGTTCACTCGCCATGCGTTTCCTCCTGCTCGTGCAGCGCCGGCGGTTCCTCGTCCGTCATGCAGCGCCACGCCCCCATGCCGCCGGGGGTGGTGGTGGTGCGGCGGTAGTCGAGGGCGACGGCGATGCCGGGGAAGGTGGCGGGCAAGTCGGCAGTCAAGCTGCGCCCGATTGATAGTGGCGGAGGTGTCTCAACCGCAGGCTCCGTCGGCGGCTCGGGGACCGCCGAGTTGACGTGTTGGCGGTTGTCGCCCCTAGGGAGAGAGAAAAGGGCCAGAATCGCCAATTCTTCCCCTAAATCGCTATTGGTGCCTACCCCCATGTCAACACGTCAACCTTTCTCTCCCTTATGTGTGTGTGAGAGTGTGTATGTGTATATATATAAAGGGAAATTCCGGATTCCGGATTGTGGAAATTCGGTTGACACAACCCGCGTCAACTCGCGTCACCACCGTCAACAAGTTGAACACGTGTTGACGCCCCGTTGACGCCATTGTTGACGGGGTGAAATCAGTCATCGGAGTCCGACCATTTGAGCATCACCTTGCCGCCCATTCCGTCGGTCACTTCGACCACGCTCTGTAGGTCGATCAAGATGGACAGCGCGCGCTGAAAGTCGCCGCCCTTAATGCGCCCGGACAGCTTCTGGTGGAGCCGCCGTTTCGTCATCGGCTTCTCCCGCAAGATCCGCTCGATCTTCACATCCAACCGCCTATGCGCATCGACCGTGATCGGCTGCAGGACGCGCTCGAGAATCGGATGGAAGTAGGTCAGCACCAGCGTCAGCGCGCGCTGGAGGTCCTCCACGTCGATCCTAGTGGCGCCCCGGAGTGCGGCGAAAAGCAGCGCCAGACGCCGCACGTGCGTGTGTTGGCGTTGGCTGAGTGCCGTCAGGCCGTCTTGCTGCGCGCCGCCAGTCTGCCGCTCGTAATAGCGCTGATACCAGCTTGCCCACAGCTCGCCGGCGTCACTGTTCTTCTCCAGCCGGATCTCCGTCGGGCCCCCGTAGCGCGTCACGAGGTCGTCGATGACGCCGACTAGGGCATTGACCGCGATACTGTCGGGCTTCTCGGGAAACGGCTGCGCGCCACCAGGCACGCCACCGATGGGTAGGATGCGGTTTAGGAGCCCGCCATAGACGTCGTTGTCGTTGATCGCGTCCTCCAGGCTCTCAGGTGTGGCGGCCGACAGCAGCGACATGAACGGCCGCACCGCCGTAATCGGGTTGGACTTGGTCGGGTTGTCGACCTTGTCGCCGGCGTCCATCAGCTCGATCAGGATCGACCCCAGTTGCTGATTGCCGTCGCGCTTGGCCCGGACAAAGAGCGCCCGCAGTTCGTTTAGGCAGACGACAAGCCGCGTGTCCTCGTTCTCGGCGAATTTGCTGAGTAGCCCCTCGCCGGTCGACACGCCCCAGAGCGTGCCAACCCCTTCGCGGTCGCAGATTTCGCGAAAGAGCCGCGGTGCAAGGTTGATCGGCGTCGACTTCTTGATGCCCGTGGCACCGATCAGGACAAACTGAAAGTTCAGGAAGATGTCGCCGGCGTAGTATTGGCATACCCGCCGCCCGAAGAGCTGCCCGATTAGCACCACCGCCGACGCCCAGTGGTAGGCTTCGGGCGCCTCAGAGTCGCGACAGACCAAGTCCCGGTAGCGGTCGAGCGGCGGCGCCCAGGCTTCCTCCGGTAGGTCGGGCAGCGTGGCCAAAGCGGCGACGCCGTTTGTGTGCCCGTTTACCGGCTCATCCAGACTCGCCATTGATCCACCGCCTCATCCACCACGTCTCGACGCATGGTCAGCTCGCCCAGGAGCGTCCACGCGTCGTCTTCGATGTCGGTCCAGCCCTCGCGCCGGGCGCGCTTCATGGTCGCGCCGAGAGCGTCCATGTCGTGTTCGATTGCGACCTGCCGCTTGGCCAGGTCATCGAACAGCGCACGGTCGGCGTTGTGTTGCTGCTCAGCCCTGAGCGCCGCCGCCTCGCGCTCGGCCTGGAGTCGTCTGAGCGTTTCGCGATGCAGCTTCGGCGCCGGCCCGATGCCCACCATCGCCGCACAGGCGCTCGCTGCCGTCAGGAAGTCCGCGCCGGTCAGTTGCTGCTGCAGACTGATCCCATCGCCGGCAAACTCACACGCCCAGCAGCGCGCGAACTTGCCGGATGACGCGATCGAGAACGCCTGCGGATTCTCGCCGCGATGGAGCGGACACGGCATGCGGCCGTGCTTGGGCTCGAGGCCGTGGGCGCGGAGCACCGTGGCGATCGTGAGGCGGTCGCGCAGGGCGGGCAGGTTGAGGCGCGGGGTCATGCGGCTACAGTGCTGACCGCTCTTCAGCTAGCGGGGGATCGGTATTGTCCGTGCTGTCGAGATCGCGATTTGAGCCAGCAATGCGGGCCGATTCTGACGGAGCTAGCGCTCCGGCCTGAATGACGCGCCGCTCAAGGACATCAGCCTTGTAGCCGCGCATCTTGCAACACACATCCACGACGCGGCGCAGCCAGTCGCGCACTTCACTGTCGCCCCCGGCATCGACTAGGACGGACGGCAAACTTGTTGCAACGGACGTTAGGAATTCGCGTTCATCGGCTGCATCGGTCTCAACACACACTTCCGTGCGCCCCTGTATCGTTTCGCGATAATATTTAACCATTGCCCCTCCATATGATTCAGCCACAAGGCGCAGGCGGGTCTCTCGCGCGCGCTTTACTAACATCTTACGTGCCAGATCTATGTCGTCTGTTCCGGTCGACTCTCGAATGATGACCCCATCTCGATAGAGCTTCATCCACCAGAGTGCACCGCGCCGATATAGCGACCCATCGTGCCGCGAACGCGCGGGGCGGGCCGGCAGCGCAATGCGTGCGGCGTGCATCCTATTTTCTGCCCGAGGTCTTAGCCTTGAGTGTACGGGCTAGTTCGGCGTCCCCTGAGGTCCTGGCCACTTCACCAACCCAATGCTCGACCGACACGGGCGAGCCGTCTATGCAGCTTGCCGCATAAAACGAATTCCATTTCGTCGCGGCGAGGCCAAGTGTGATGAGTGGATCTCCGCCAGATTGCTTACCCCAACATATCAGTGAGCCATCTTCGAGGACTTCAAGGCGATCGGCGCACACGTATATCTCGTCGGTCAATGAGAGGCCCGTGGGAACCTTAATGCACCAATAATATTGCCCCCATTTGTTCGTATCGCTCACGCCACATCCTCCCCGTACAACTTCCGCTTCCGTCGCCAATTCTCCTTCGGCTTGAACGCGGCAATTGCATTGTGTACCCGCGCCGCCCGACACGCGGCGTCGATCTCGAGCCAGAAGCGGTGCCAGCTCATGGCCACACCGCCGGCGCTCGACGTTCGAGGATTTTCCCGACAACGCGCCGCCCAACGACGAATTCGCGCACGTGTGGAGTTCCGGTCGGCTCCCCCTGCGCATCGAGCGCAAATCCGTAGCCCGACTCCTTCCGCTCGATGTGGTCAATCGAGACGCGCCACAACTCGTCGCCCGTGTCCCACCAGACCGGCCGCCGACTGCGTGCCATCGCCGGTGATCCGCGCTTCCACCAGAAGCCGTGCCGGCCGAAGTGGAGCCGATCCATCCACCGCTCCGCGTCCCACAGCCACACCAGCTGCTCGCCATAGAACGCCTCGCGCTCGGCGATGGCGCCGGGGCTTAGCTGCGAATGTTGCAGCTCAACGATGCGGCCGTCGGGTAGAACTGCATCAGCGCGATGCGGTCCCATCGGCACTTCGATCTGTGCGCCGCGTGCTTCAAGCGCGAGTTTCCAGCGTAGGTGCCACGCAGATTCTTCCGCCCAGGTATCGCACTCGGCGGTGCTCGCATGCGCCCAATGCCAGACCACGAGCGCCCCGCACTTGGCGATCATGTCGGCACCGCAGCTTAGGCAGGTGCCGCGGTCTCCGCTCAGTGTTGCGCGGACGCGTTCGCCGTTTCGGTCTGCGAACAGCATCTACGCCGCCCTCCGCATCCCAATCGCCGCGACCACCTGCGCCACAACCCGGTCCGGCTCCTGCTTCAAGTCGTCCGCCGTGAAGCGCAGCACGAGCCAGCCCGCGAGCGCCGCGGCGTTGTACTTCTCGACGTCGGCCTTGAACCCTTCCGGCCGCTGGTGACGTCCGCGCACGTACACGCCACCTTCGAGCTCGATGCCGACCTTCAGCTCGACGAATGCCCGGTCAAATCGCCAGCGCCGTGGCGGGGCGAACCGATACTCCGCCACGGGCAGTGGCAGCTCTTTGGGGCGCAGGCGCAGCCACAGGAAGTCGAATTGCGTCTCTAGGCTGGAGGTTCTCACGCCGCCCTCCTCCGTCCCGCCCCCACCAGCACGCCCCGGCTCACGACTCGCTCCGACGACGCATGACCGGGCTCGCGATACTTTGTAGGGCTTTGCGCAGCCGCTCCACCTCCGCGACCAGCGCCTCCCGCGTCGGCTGGGGTGACTCGATAGGCCTACACGTCGGACACAGACGCGCCGACATGCGGTTCCCGTCCTGCTTGCGGTCGACCAACCCAGAGCCGTTACAAGTCCGGCACGGTCCAATCTTCGACTCGGCCTGCGGACCAGCACGCTCAACAGCCCGCAAGAATTGCCGCGCGAGCACCGCGAGATCGTCGTCGGGATCACCGCCCGGTCTACCCAAGACGCGGTTGGCGAGCGCCACGGCTTCGTCGAACTCAGCCATGGTTGTTCTCCTTCGCCTCGGTGAGAAACGGGCGGGGCGTCATCGAGTTTCCTCGACGATGACGGCGGACACCTTCGGCTCGCCGATAGTGCGGGCGGAGCGAAGCTTGGATGGGATCGCGTCGCTCCTGTAGCGGCCGTCGATCTTTATGCCGTGGGCGAGTGCGCTGCGCGCGGCCTCAACGGCCTGATCGTAAACTTGATCCATCGCGCAGTTGCCGCCCCACGTGTCCGAGACATCGATCTCGACGGTGAGCTGCACGCGGGCGGAAACCTTGACTGGAGTGCTCATCGCAATTCCTCCCTCGCCACGAAGGCGTCGCACTCGTCGGAGGGGCCGAGGGGCGGGAGGGGCCAGAAGCTGCCGAGCTTCCAGGTCGGCTCGCCTTCGTCGGTCTCGACCCAGGCCATGAGGGGCGTCGGCGCGTTCCGCCGGCACTCGCCCGTGGCGGCGCGGTAGGCTCGACACAGCCCGCACCGCCGCTTGACGCCTTGCTCCACCACGACATCCGCCATCCGCCGCTCCTCACCGCCGCCATCCAGCCGCCTGAGGGATTCGCGTACTTGGGTACTTGCGGACCCCTCTTCTTCGTGTAGACTTGTCATGTCACTTCGTCTTTCTGCTGCGTGTTCGCGCAGCGGGTTCAGCACTCGAAGGCCGGGGTTAGCGCCCCGGCCTTTTGTGCGAATAGGGTGGCGCGCTACACGGCGCCTGTCCTCCGCGACTTCTCCCGCCGCACCACCGGACTCCCCCGCCACAGCTTGCGCGCCGTGGCGCGAATGATCTGGTCCGCGCGCTGATTCGAGATGCCCAGCACCGCGCCGATCTCTTCGAGCGTTGCCCAGGTGTCGGGTTGAAAGTTGTTGTTAGCCTCGGTCATGGGCGCCGGGCACACGCCCACCCGAGCGGCGAGGGATTGTTCGGGTGGGCGGGTCATGCGGCGCTCCGATCAAGCCAGCGATACTCAACCCGCCGCCCAGCGCGCTCCGCATCCGCAATCCCAACGCGCATCCCGTCGCTGATCCCGCGGTCGCAGTAGACCGCCGTCAGGTCCGCGTGCGCGGCCCATGCCTTGCCGGCGGCGATGCCCTGCTGGCGCTCAGCCGGTACCGCGTCGTCGAGAATGCCCGGCTGCGTGTAGAGCAGATGCGAGGCGATCGGCGCTTCGCCGCGGGCGAGGCTGTCCGCCATGCAGCGGCGGGCGTAGGTGAGAATCGCTTCCACGTCGCCGACGAAGGGGGATTCGAGGTCGACGAGGGTCATGCGGCGCGGCCCTCCCGCCGAGCTGCCGCGGCGCTGAACAGGTCCGGCGCGCGCATCACGCGGCCTCGCCGGGGAGGTGGGCGGGGCGCTCAACGCGGCCGGTGGCGTGCCCGCCGTGATGCTGGCGATGGTGAATTACGCACAACCAGCGAACCTTCAGCGGCTGGCTATAATCGTCGTGATGCGCCTGCGTCTTCGGCTCGCCGCACTTCTCGCACGGCTTCTGAACCAACCTGCCCGACAGGATCGCTGCTCGCGTGAGGCGGCGGGCGCGTTCCTTCTCGGGGTTCTTCTCCGCCTGCCGGCGGCGGTAGCGCATGCGATCGGTGCTGACACCGCCCTTCCAGTGCGGATTCGCAGAGCCGACCGACGCGGCGTTGCGCTCTGAGGTGAAGGCAGCAGCGCATCGCTTGCTACACGCGACGCCCGCCTGCTTGCCGAACGCGTAGAAGTAGGTCCGCCGGCACATCGCGCAGACGGCCGGGGCGCTGAGCTTCCGCCAGCGCCCATACAGCCGGACGCACGGGTTGCCGTTCTGGTCGCGACGGAAGGCGGTCGCCTTCGCCGGATAGACGGCAACCGGCCAATCCGCCGGCGGGTTTGCCGGCAAGTCACATCCCGGCGCGCATCCTCGATCGCCGAAGCGTGAGGGCGGGCTTACGGAATCAGCGCGTTCTCCACACGCTACTTCGGCATCCGTCGGACCATGCCAGAAGCCATCAACCCGCGAAAAGATAGGCATTTTCAGGTCAGGTACGTTCATTTCGACCCCAGGTTTTCAGATGCACACCCATCCTCGCGCACACCCTTTCCGGTCGGGGCCCTGGGCTCGAGATTGAGTGCGTCGACCAGGCCGCCGGCCATCTGCCAGACCTCTTCCGAGGCGGCGTGGATGTAGCGGTCCGTCGCGCTCACGGATTGCTGGCCAAGCAGGTCGGCGATGGCGCGGCGATTCTTGCCGGCGCGCGCCGCCGTCATGCCCACCCAATGGCGAATTTGATGCCAGCTCCAGCGGCCGACGCCGACCCGTGTGCAGAGCTGGTCAAGATGCAGCTTGTCGGTGCCGTAGATCGCCTGTCCGCGGTTGTAGGCGCGCGGGAAGACGTACAGGTGATGTTTGCCCCGCATCGACTCAATCGCCTCAACGGCGGCCGGTGTGAGCGGTTGTGAGCGCTTGCCGACGTGCCCGCCGCGGCGCTTGCGCGTGGTCAGCAGCGCAACCGGCAAGTCGCCCAAGAGGACCTCGGGCCAGGTGAGCCGCGCCATCTCAATCCAGCGACAGCCGGTGTAGGCGCAGAACAATAGGCGAGCGCGCAGATCAGGGTCCGCGGCGAGGATCAGCGATTTCAACGCGGCGGTCGGAACCGGCTTGCGCTTGTTGCCGTGGTCGGGAACGCGCGGGATGCCACGCACTGGACTGAACGGCAGCACGCCGAGGTTGACGCCGTAGTTGCAAATCGCCGCCATGTCGCGCCGGTATCCGTTGACCGTCTCAGGCATCTTCGTTTTCGCCAGCCGCACCAGCACCGGTTCGATGTGTGCGCGGGTCACTTGGCGCGGCGGAAGCATCGAGAGGTGCGACCAGACTCGGTTCAGTCGGTAGCGAACCTCGGTCAGATACTTCGCCTGCTTGGTCATCGCCCCGGCGTCCAGCCACGCGTCGGCGAGCGCTTGGAAGGTTGAGAAGGAGTCCGTAAGGCCCTGGTCGAGCTCGTGCCTTCTGTCGTGTTCCGCTTTGCGCGCCTTGGCGGCCGATCCGAACCCCTTCTTCGTCCACCGCCGCCCGCCCCTTCGGAAATCGTACCGCCACAGGTTTGTGCGCGTGTCCTGATACACGCCCATCCCGTGACTCCTCCCGTTGGCGAAGGGCGTCTTCTAGTGCGCCCTCACGAATCCGCCAATCACGCCGCCAGCTGCCGAGCTTCACCCACGGCAGCGACTGCGCGAAGACCGACCGCATGAATCGCGCTTGGGCCGTGCCGAGCCGGTACGCCACTTGCCCTGGCGACAGCCAGCGCTCCGGTTCAG